TATTAATATAAACACCTGGTGTTCCGCCTGTACCACCTGCTATTGTATTTACTTCAACAACATCACCTGAACCGGATTGTGATAATGCGTAATTAATTGTTTTGTAAGGTAAGTATTGTGAACCTGGATTAGAATCTGAACCAGAGTTTGCAACATAGTAAACATTTTTACCTTCAGCGTTTGACCATTTAGGGTCTGTGCCGTCTGTTGTTAAAACAGAACCTGAAACTCCAATTGATAATCTTTGAGCTTGAGAGGCGTCTTGTATAATCATATCACCTCTTGTACTCATTACAGCACCTGTATCACCTTGTGCGACTATTTGCCATACCGTACCGTCTGAACCTGGAGTAACATTTGTTTGTCTGTCTTTTAACATCACATAAGTTGATGAAGTATATCTAACGACATCACCTATATTGTAAGATGTTGAACTATTATAAGCAGCTCTGTAATTAAAACCTTCTAGGTTTTTTACCCAATAAGATGAGTTTACCGTACCGTTTGTATTTGAAGGATATTGATTTGTATGATTTGCTATACATACATAATTATTACCACCATATTGAATAGTGTCACCAGTTTTATAAGTTGTTCCGTGTGAGTATTCACCTAATGCTTTGAAACCTGTTGTTACAACATCCCAATATGTGTTATCAGTTGGTGTTTGTCCTGACCCTGGTGTATTGTTTATCCAAACATAAGTGTAACCACCATATGTTACTACATCACCATCTTGATAGGTTGTACTTGCGTTATAAGAATCTTCAAATTGAAAACCCTCGCCGTAAACTTCAAATTTACTAGGGTCAAATGTTGATGTAGATGTGTGTTGTGTAGTTGTTCTATATTGAAATGCACCGTATTTTACTAGGTCATTTAATTTGTAATGTGTTGAAGCAGCCCAATCACCTTTGAAGAATAAACCCTCTGTATGTAATTGATATTTTGCTGCTGATAAATCTGTGTAAAAATTTGCTGAAGAAGCTTGAGAAGTATGGTTGGTTACTACAACATAGGTATTACCGCCATATTTTATAATGTCGTCAACAACATAAGCTGTTGAAGTTGCCCAATCACCTCTCCATTTAAATTTAATCCTGCCTAGTTTAAAATCTGCCATTTATATTCCTATACTGCGCTTTGATAAGTCGTTGTATTTGTAGCTCCTGTTGTTGTTTCAAATGTGTCAAAATCATCACTTGTAGTTGTTAATTCTGACGGTCTAGCATTATTTACTCTTCTCACCAAATCTCCACTACTATTTATAAGGAAAATAGTTGTGGTATTATCATCAAATACAAATTGTTGGTACCTATCGCTGTCGTTATTCTTATATCTTTTATTTATCTGTCCTACCGTTATTACTATATTATTAGCAGGTTTTATTGTAAATGTCAAAGTTGTGCCAGAAATATTGTAATCTGCATATGCTGTCTTTCTAACACCATCTAAAAATACTGCTACACCCTCTGGAGAAATACCAGAAGTATTTAAAGTAAAGGCTGTTGTTGAGTTATCACCTGTAAAATACTGAACATTAAATAACTCTAATCTTTCATCAAGGTAAGAAGTTTCGCCATCATTAGGTACTAAATCTGACTTACCTGATTCAAAATAGTTTGATATTTGTATATCTTCTTTTTCTGTATTAGGGTCAATAGAAGTTAAATATAACATTCCGTCTTGTGTTCTACGAAGAGCATTAAATTTCTTCATATTTACATTTGAACTATCTATACTTGTTTGTTCTTTAAGTAATGCCATCTTAACTTACCTCTAAAATACTAGCATAAGCTTCCATGTCAATCGCTGACGAGTCTGGATTTGCTACCGCTAGAACTCTTAATTTATCCCCTGGTTCTAAATTTATTGGTTTGTCCATAGTTAATGTATTATTTACAGGTATTTCAGTACCTTTTGCTACATGATAAAAAGTTGAACCACCGTCAGTTGTAACTTTTACATCACATTTACCAATATTAGTAGAACTTTTGTTAGTTATATACAACGCATGAATAACAGAGTATGTTCCGCCAGGCGCTGTGTAAAAATCTGTTTCTGTACCTGCTGATAAAGTTGCACCTTGATTTTTAAATGTACTTGCCACTTTATCCTCCGAATACTATTGAATATGCTAATGCGTCACCATCCATGGCTAAAACACCTGTTGAGTTAGGTAAAGAAATTGTATTATCAGTAGTTGGTTCAACTGCCGTTAAAGTTGTTTCATATGCATTTGCTTGATAGCCTTCAAAAATTAGATTTGCACCGTCTAAAGTAATATCTTGATTACTTGTTGCACCTGAAGTTACAACACTTTGTAGTGTAACTGCACCAGCACCACCCATTTCTTTAACGACATTACCAGATGTTTTTGTATAAAACTTTCCATCTGTAACATTCATTGCAATCTCACCAACTGATAAAGAGTTAGCTGCTGGTATTGAGAGTGCTACTTCACTTCGTTTTGGTTTTATTACCGTTGCCATTATTTACAAGCTTTTCGTATTTGTTTTATAAGTTTATCTTTTGTAAGTCTTTTATCTAATTCAAGACCTACTTTTCTGCCTAATTTTTCTAATTCTGCTTTTGTTTTCTTTTTTAAATTTGATAAATTAATCTCATCTTTCTTCTTCAATACTAAAGGTTTTGAAGTACCTACTAAAAAATGAGTCAATTTCTGTAAATCAGATTTAATCTTTTTCCAAATTTTATCCATTAAAATGACCCTCCGTCAATCGTTGTTACGGTTACATCACCTGATGATACCGTGAAATTATCAGAATGAAATTTAGCCACACCAATATTTGATGTACTTGCTAATTCTCCTGCAATAGTTAATTTATTACCATTTGCTGTTGTATTCAATCCTTCTCCTGCTAAAAACTCCATAGGGTTTCCTATTTGTACAGAACCTTGTGTAGAACTTTCGTCTGTAAAAGTAAAGTTTTCAATCTTAGCACCATCAATACTACCTGCTAACATTGCATTTGTAACACCTAATGCTTTAACTCTTAATGCGTCTGCGTTTACTTCAACTGAACTATCGTCAACTGCAACATCCATTTGGTTACCTGATTTAGTTAAAGCTGCACCAGCAGTTATCTGACCTGCGCCAGAGAATTGTGTTACATCTAAAGCAGTTGTACCAAAAGTTGGAGCACCTGTATGTGTAAATACATAACCGTTATCTCCGTTAGCAGTACCTTCTTCTACGAATACAAAAGAACCACCTGATAATTCTGATGGTTGGTCTTCCGGAGTTGCTCTTGTTAAAACCCAATTTGATGAACCATCACCAGCAGTTGTTAAAACATAGATACCGTTTTGAGCAGCTGTTGTTTGGTCTTTAACTAAAACTCTATCATTAACAGTTGGTGTTACACCGTCAACTGCAAAAGCAGCTTGTGAACCAGAGTTTGTTAATGTTGCACCAACACCAGCAGTACCGTTTGAATAAGTTGCTGATAAGTTTGCTGTTGTAGCAACTCTTGTTGATGGTTTAGCGTCAAGTCCTTGTGCAACTTGGTCAACATAAGCTTTGTTTGCTAATGAGTTAGTTACAAATCCTGCTCTATCTTCATAACCACTTGGTACTGTAACTGTACCTGTACCGTGTGGCGACATTACTATATCTGTATTACCAGATGTAGTTGATAAAGTTGAACCATTAATTGTAATTGTGTCAACAACTAATGAAGTTAATCCTGCAATATCAGTCGTAGCTGCACCTAAAGTTAATGTAGATGAACCTAAAGTAGTTGTAGGGTTGGCTAAGTTTGCATTTGATATAGCCGCACTACCTGATAAGTTTGAATTCGTTAATGCTGTAGCAGTTACCGTTACCGTATTATCAGTAACAGTTTGAACTAAACCACCTGCACCAGTAAATGTAAGTGTTTCAGAGGTATTGTATGTATCTGTTCCTGAATTACCTGCTAAATCAATAAATTGATTAACAGTTGAGAAACCTAAATTTCCTGCACCATCTGTTTTTAAAAATTGTCCTGCTGAACCATCACCACCTGGTAATGTAAAAACTATTGTATTTGCTAATGCGTTTGGAGCTTTTAAACCAACAAGATTTGTACCGTTGTTAGTACCCTCGTTTAGTTTAATTTGACCACCTGAAGAGGCGTCATTACCAATAATGATTTCATCAATGGCTTTGTTTGAATCTAATATTAATGCTGAATTTGCTGTTCCCGAACCTGGTACATGGTCAAGTAGGTCTGAAAAATATTGACCACCAATAACTGTTACATTATTTGCGTCACCGTTTCCGTCAACACCACCCTCACCAATGAATAATCTATCCCCTAGATTTCCTTGTGTACCTGTTCCATAAGTTAATGCTAATTCACCGAGTTTCAGCGTACTTGGGGCTGTAGTACCTGAACTTCTTTTTATCTGAATTACTGTTGCCATCTAAAACTCCTAAAAAGCTCCTGCGTTTAGTGTCAAGGTTCCAGTAGTTGTTACTAATTCATTTCTTGCAACAAACTTGGCGTCACTTGACCTATATTGTAATATTGCTCCATCATTTAAAGAAGTTGTATCAACATCACCTAGCAATTTAAGTTGAAGAGAAGTATTTTGAGCAGCCTGAGCTGAGGGCAAAGATACTGAAACCGTTTGAGGTCCAGAGGAAGTATCTACATTAATGTTTGCTGTTGTACTATTACTCTGTCCTACAGTAGCCGTAATATCTGCCATAATTCTCTCCTGTGTATATTTATAAGAAAAAAATAGTGAATTAGTTAGTTACTTGTGGTCTGACGGTAATAATACCTTCTATAACCCTTGTAATTGTACTAGTAGAAGTCTGTAGAATTTCTAAATCGTAAACATATCTGCCTTCTTCTAACTGACCTGTTTCGTCAGCTGATAAAGACATAGTTACAATACCTGTTGTGGGGTCACCATTAACGGTACATGTAATAGTTGTTCTTGTTCTTGTTGAGGAATAACCTGTGGCCATTTTACCGGACGCTGTATAACCTGTAAGATTAAATGCATTTCCATTTGAGTCTTTTACGGTAACATCTGAATTAAATGTTGCGCCTTGGTCTAGTGTAAGGTTTGCTATTGCGGCCATCTATTTTTTCTCTTCTGGTACTTCTTTTTTTACTAATTCTGCAATTTTTTTATTATAATGTGTTGTTAACACATCAATTTTTTCAAGCTCAAGTGTATGTCTAATTTTTGATACCTGAATTTCTTGTCTTACCGTTAGGTAATTCTGCAAATCAGGACTCAAGGTTTTGACATCATACTCTTTGCCATCAATCATTACTGTATTCATAATTATCTCCTTAATACTATTTATAATACTATTTATACGATATAAATAAAAGTATATAGTAAAAACAAGCTTGACTTTATCAGGCGTTTATGATATATTACTATATATTAAATTTAATATAATACAAGGAACTGAAATGAACAAATATATAATTGCACTATTGATGTTGGTATGGACGCATACAGCACTCGCTGGTGATAAAATAACAATCGTAAATACAGGTAGCGACTCTGGTGGATACAACCAAGTCTTAACTATGGTCGGTAGTCAAATAGACCATGATTTCATTCAAGCAGGTAATCCAATTATAGGTGAAAAACATTTTGATAAAGGAAATGTTTTTACTATGTGGAGTACAGAATGGCCTGGTGACGAATCAATGCCGTCCGTAAAAATAGATATGCACTCTGTCGTTGCTGTTCAAGCATACGAAACAATTTTGTGTAGTCGTACTTACAATTCAAT